GATGAGCAACTGCTTGCGCTGATTGAACATGAGCGCAGCGACTGAGCTACTCGCTCGACGTAAAGCGCGACGCTCGTTCAGTGAATACATCAGCTACGTTTTCCCGCGCTACAAACACAGCGCTTTCAGTCGCGCTGTGTGCGAAACACTCGACGGATTCGTTGCAGATGTGTTTGCTGGATTGCGTCCCATTCTCGTTCTGCAAGCGCCGCCGCAGCACGGAAAATCTGAGCTGGTTTCACGACGACTTCCCGCGTACCTGCTCGGAAAATTCCCGGATTTGCGCGTAGCAAGCGCGAGTTACAGCGACGACCTGGCTCACACATTCGCCCAGGACGTGAGGCGGAACGTCAATGCTCAGGAGCACAAAAATTTATTTGCATACGACGACGTCCCGCGCAAATTCGCAATCTCGCGAATTGGGGAGTTCAGCAGTCCGGGGGGAAGCGGCAGTTATTTCGCCGTCGGCGTGGGTGCGGGATTGACCGGACGCCCGGTCGATATCGGCATCATTGACGATGTCGTGCGTGACGCAAAGCAGGCGCTGTCACAAACAGTCAAAGAATCTCATTGGGACTGGTACCAGTCGGTATTTGTTACGCGTTTATCTGAGTGCAGCGGGCAGGTCATCATGGGCACGTCGTGGGCTGAGGATGACCTGCCCAGCCGTATCATGCAGGTATATCGCGGGGATTCGCGACTGCGAGTGCTCAAATTCCCCGCAATCAATAGCCCGGATGAAGTCGGTTATAACGCAGATTTGCCGGACGGTGCGCTTGTTCCCGCATTGCATAGCGTGCAAAAATTGCGTGAAACAAAATCGCTACTCTCGGCGTATTGGTGGGCTGCGATGTACCAGCAGTGCCCGATGCCTGCCGGTGGCAATGTGTTTGATATGGGGAAAGCGCAATTTTACAAATCGCTGCCGCAAAACCTGACGTCATGGACTGTGTCAGTCGACTGCACGTTCAAAAACACAGACGGCAGTGATTACGTTGTTGCGCAGGTATGGGCAAAATCGGGTGTAAATTGCTATCTTGTTAATCAGGTGCGCGGGCGTTTTAGTTTCACGGAAACTGTTTCACGGCTGGCGCAATTGCGAAACGATTACCCACAATGCAGAACGTGGCTGATTGAAGACAAAGCAAACGGCACGGCGGTTATTGATGTTCTGCGCTCACATATCCCCGGAATCATCCCCGTCACGCCGACAGAAAGCAAACTGGCGCGCGCCCATGCAGTGACTAGCTATTGGGAGGCGGGTAACGTGCACATTCCCGACCCGCTCGTGTTCCCGTGGTCGTCTGAGCTAGTCAGCGAATTAGCCGGGTTTCCTGCTGCCGCGCACGACGACCAGGTCGATTCCATGACGCAGGCGCTGCATCATCTGCATCCAGCGCGCAAGGGGCTAAAAATAAACCCGGCGCTATTAGCCGGGCTGGTTGGTTAGATTTCATATTTCCAGTATTTGTCAGAAACTTTGGCGTATTTATCAATAATTTTGCCGTTTTTCGTTCTCGTTGCAACGTCCCCGATTTTTGCGGATTTTACAGAATCAGCGATTTCCTCGATGGTCATTCCCTCGCTGACGTTGTTGCCGGAATAGATGCCCATGTAGATTCTGCTGTCGTTAATCGTCCAGCCGTCGTATTGTCCGTCGCGTATCCATGCGGTGGGTTCGTGCAAAATGCTCCCGGAAACGGCAGAATTGGCGTAAAACATTTTGCAGATGTCTTCAACACGCCGCGCCATGTTTTGCGGGATGTCGGATTCATCGGAGAAAATAACGTCGCTGACTGTGTCGGCCATTTGCTTGAGAATTTCAGCGCGGGCGAGTTCTTGAATGGCGGGGCGGGTTACTCCGAATGCCAGGGCGTTGATTGTGATGGTTTGCATGATGCTCTCCCTTTCGACAGTTCCCACTATACGCCATTTCAAAAGATGCACAACACAATTTTTACTATACTCAAGCCGTTTGCGATAGATGGTGGCTATCATGAGAGCGGATGCAAATCCGTCGCCGACCTGCATTTTGTTTGCTATAATTGAAAAAACTTTTACATTGTAAAATTATGGGAACGATTGCACAGGCAGTTTTCAGGTCAGAAATGGCGGCGGACACAGCACAGGCGCGCTTCACACCGCCCGACATCCCACGCGGCGTTGTGCCTCCCGGTGCATCCGCGCCTGTGTTAGCATCTGACAGCTACGACATCGCGTCCGTCGTTTATCCGCAAGCGCAGGGGTTCCCCGGATTCTCTTATCTCGCAATGCTTGCGACCCGCGCAGAATATCGGGCTTTTGCTTCGTCAATTAGCACAGAGCTAACGCGCGAGGGTATTAAAATCACGTCTTCCGACACAGAGGGTGACAACGAGAAAGTCGCGACGATAGAGCGGGAATTCGAGCGCCTGCGCGTCATGGACGTTATCCAGCGCGCGGCGGAACATGACTGCCTGTTTGGGCGCGCACAAATTTTTATCGATATTGACGGACAATCTAGAGCGCTCCCGCTCGTGCTCGACCCGCGCACTGTCCCGGTCGGCAGTTTGCGAGGATTTAGAAACGTTGAGGCAATCTGGACTACGCCCAGCAGTTACAATGCGCTCGACCCTGCCGCCGCCGATTTCTATAAACCGACGGCGTGGTACATGATGGGGCAAACTGTGTCGGCGTCTCGATTGATGACAATCGTCACGCGCCCGCTTCCGGATATTCTTAAACCCGCGTTTAATTTTGCGGGGATGAGCTTGTCACAGCTTGCGGAACCCTACGTCGACAATTGGTTGCGTACTCGTCAGAGTGTGTCAGATTTAATTGATAAATTCAGCACGAGCATTCTCAAAACTGCGATGGAGCAGATTTTACAGGGCGACGGTGACGCGCAAACTTTGATTGATAGAGCAAAACTATTTACAGCGACTAAATCAAACCAAGGGCTTGTTCTGCTCGATAAAGAAACCGAAGAGCTTGTGCAAATCAACACCCCGCTCGGTGGCCTTGACAAATTGCAGGCACAGGCGCAGGAACACATGTGCAGCGTTTCACGCCTGCCGAGCGTGATTTTGACCGGCATCAATCCGTCGGGGCTGAATGCGAGTAGCGAGGGGGAAATTCGCGTATTCTATGATTGGATTGCAGCGCAGCAGAATTCATTCTGGCGAACGCCGATTGAAACAATGCTCGGCGTTATTCAACTGTCACTGTTTGGCGAGATTGACCCTGATATTTCGTTTGAATTTGTCCCGCTCTATCAAATGACGCCGCGCGAGCTTGCGGATATCCGGGAGGCGGATTGTCGCACCAGCACAGCCTATATTGCCGCCGGTGTGCTCGATACGTCAGAGGTGCGCGAACGTCTCGCGTCTGATCCTGACAGCGGTTATCTTGGCCTTGACGTAACGTCGGAAATTTATGCGCCGGAAATCGAGACCGATTCATTCTAACGCGGGCGTGCGGGAGCGCTACGCTAGAGAATTGCGGCGAATGATTCGTGCAATGCAATCTGACGTGCGCGAAACTGTACGCAGACAGTTTGAATTGACACCGCCGGACATGGCGCAGGATGTTTCACCATCTGAGCTGATGCGGCAGATTGTGCAGAATTTGTTGCATAAATGGGGCGAGCAATTCCAGCAACTGTCACAGCGTGCGGCGTCCTATTTCGTCGGGAAACAGTTTGACCTGACAAATCGCGCATTCAATAGAGAGCTGAAAGAAGCCGGGTGGTCAATTGAAGCAAAACCTACAGCTGCACAAACTGACGCGATGCACGCTGCTGTGTCGGAGAACGTCGCTCTAATTAAGAGCATCCCGGAGCGCTACTTTACGGACATAGAGGGCGCGGTCATGCGCGCATATGCGCGCGGGGGCGATTTGTCCGCGCTAACTGATAAACTGCGCTCAATTGAAGGGGTGACGATGCGCAGGGCTAACATTATCGCAAACGACCAGATGCGGAAAGCCACGGCGGTGGCGACACGCGCGAACCAGTTAGATGTCGGTATTAAAGAGGCTGAGTGGATGCATAGCGGCGGGGGGAGAAAACCGAGGCTGTCACACGTTGCGGCAAACGGAAAACGCTACGACGTAGAAAGGGGCTGTCTAATTGACGGGGAATATATCCTGCCGGGTGAGCTAGTCAATTGCAGATGCTCTTGTCGCTCAATTATTCCGATTTGACTATTGACAAACTTATTTTTGTGTGATATATACTATCAGGATATGAAAATTGCAAACGATTCTGCGCGAACGTATGATGCTGACGGTAGGTTACACGTCGCATCATGCCGCATTAGCAAAGCGACCGTCAACCCCTATTTTGGCGGAGAAATTCCCAATTGGCAGGAGCTAGGGTTAGACGCTGAACGTGTATATCAAATCTACAGAGACGCGGACGCCCTGGCTGCCGCAGCGCCGACGTTCGCAGGGCTGCCAATTCTCGACGAACACATCCCAACATCAGCCGACGACCCGCAGAAAGAGGCGGTGATTGGTGCAATTGGCAGCAATGTTTCTTTTGACGGAACATATCTCACAGCAGACCTGACGTTCTGGGACGGCGAGGCAATTAAACAAATTGAAACTAACAGCATGCGCGAACTGTCGTGCAGCTATTATTGGACACCCGAAATGACGCCGGGAAAAACCCCGGACGGATTAGCGTACGACGGCGCAATGCGCGACATCCGAGGGAACCATCTTGCGCTGGTGCAAACTGGACGGGCTGGCCATGATGTGCTAGTCGCTGACAGTAATCCAAAAGGGCTACAAATGAAGGTGAACAAACAGCAAAAACTTGCGATTGCTGCATTCAGCGGCATAAGCAAAAAACTGGCGGGGGACAGCGCGCTGCCTGCCGCAATTGTGAGCACCCCGCTCAAGTCGTTGCGTGACAAACTGTTGTCGATGGACGGCGAGCTTGACGCGCAGCAAATTGATAACGTCATTGACGCGCTGCTAGACGTTGAGCAGCCAGAACCCGCCGCCCCTCAACAGCCGGAGCGAGAAGAGGTCGAGGTCAAAACCGCCGAGGATAGCCCGGCTGAAAAAATCAAGGCTTTGTTGCAAGGCAAAATCGACAGCGAGCTGCTCGACACGATTGTAAAACTGCTGGAGGGTGGCGCTGAAATGCCCGCCGCGCAGGACGCCGAGGAAATTGTTAAAACTGCGTGCGATTCGCTGCGCTCTCAGCTGCTCGCGGCACATCGCGCGGCGCTTGAATGTCGCCAAACGGTGGGTGACGTTGCGCTTGATAGCGCTGGCGCTGTGTACGGAATGGCTCTGGATGCTCTGAAAATTGAGCACGCAGGTATCAGCGACGAAAAAGCGCTGCGCGCAATGTACAAACTTGCGATTGACCGCCCTGTTGTGCCTGTCACTGACACACTGGCGAGCGACAAAGCCGCCGTCGCCGCGATGCCGGGTGTCGCTCGTATCAAATTGCTGTAATTTCTGGAGAAATTAAAAATGGCAGGTTTTCAACAGTCTGTAAATATTCAACCCGCATATGCCGTTGCGGGTGACTTTGCATCGAACAATCCCCGCGCGTCTGTTGTCGCTGGTGAGGGTTCGTTCGTTTCCGGCAGTAACGGCGTGGAAGTCGGGCGGTTTGCGTGGGTTATGCCCGACGGTCAAACCGTATATAACACAGCGCAGACGGCTAACGTCGCGCCGGACGGTTTTGTACACCGCGACCAGCAGGCGTCAATTGTTGAGTATCTGGGCGAGGCGTCCGGGCAAATCCTCCCAGGTCAAATGGTGACGCTGCAGCGCAGCGGTGACTATTACGCCACGCTCACGGGTACGACCGCAGCAACCCGCGCGGCTGTGATTCGTGCGGACTATTCAACGGGTGAGGTATTCGTTGGGGATAGTCAAATTAGCGCATTCACTGCCACCGTCGGAGCATCTGGAACTGCTACTATTGCAGAGGGTGCTCTTAGCACTTTGGTTGTAGCAGATGTCACTGCTGGTTATATTAGCGTGGGTGACACTGTGTCGGGAACCGGCATCGCTGCCGGAACGACTATCACGGCGCAGGTTTCCGGCACACCTGGCGGCGCAGGCAGCTACACGTTGAGCGTTGCACAGGCTGCCGCAATTACAACCGCCGCCGACATTACGACGTTCGGCAATGTGATTAATGTCGCTTCTGTGACCGCAGGCACTGTGGGCGTGGGTTATCCTGTGGTAACAACTGCTGGTGGCCTGAGCAATCCGGTCATCACTGCCGCGCTCGGCGGCTCTCTGTATCGCGTTAATCAAAACGCAACGTCTGCTGTCACAACTGCTGCGAGCATGACGCAAAGTCGCGGCGTTGCTACGGATTTCCGGGCGTCAAACAACTGCGCCGTTGGCGAACTTGTAATTATTAGCAAGTAAAGGACTGATTAAATGAACGAATTGCAAGCACTTGCCGCGCGCGGCATTCATTTCCCGGAAACTGTCAAGGGTATTCTCGCCGCAGACGCGCAGCCGTCGCTTATCACCGCCAGCAATTCCGGCATCCCGGCGTTCATGACGACGTATGTCGACCCGGCGCTTATCGAGGTGCTCGTCGCGCCGATGAAAGCGGCGGAAATTGTCGGGGACGAAGGAAAGAAAGGTGACTGGACGACCGAAACGGCTATGTTCCCCGTTGTTGAATCGACGGGCGTTACAAGCGCGTATGGTGATTATAACGAGAGCGGGAACGCTGGCGTGAACGTCAATTTCCCGCAACGTCAGGCGTTCGCTTATCAATTGATTACGCAGTGGGGCGAGCGCGAACTTGAGCGCGCCGGGAAAGCGCGCGTTGATTGGGCGGCTCGTGTGAATATCGCCGCCGCTCTGTCTCTCAACAAATTCCAGAACAAATCCTATTTTTTCGGCGTCAGCGGTTTGCAGAACTACGGTTTGCTGAATGACCCGAATCTGTCCGCTCCAATTATCCCGGCAACTAAAGCGGCGGGCGGTACTAGCTGGGTGGATGCTACGGCGGATGAAGTCATCAAAGACACGCAGGCGCTTTACAGAAAAGCAAACCGGCAGTCAAACGGTTTGATTACGCTCGAAACCAAAATGACTTTGGCAATGTCTCCGGACACTCAAGTTGCGCTGACCAAGACTTCGCAATATAACGTCAACGTGTTCGATATTCTGAAAAAGAATTTTCCGAATATGGAGGTCAAAACTGCTCCGGAATATGCGACTGCCGCCGGTAATCTCGTGCAACTGATTGTCGACGAATACGAGGGGCAGCGCACCGCAATTTGTGCATTTACTGAAAAAATGCGCGCGCATCCCATTATTGTGAGAGAATCATCATTTTCGCAAAAGAAGAGCGCGGGTACGTGGGGCTGTGTGATTTTCCGCCCGATGTTCATTTCTCAAATGCTGGGGGTTTAATAAATGCAAGTTGGATGCAAATTGCCGAATGGATTGGTTCTGCAAGTCGGTGAGAAAGTCGTCACGCTCAACGGTGCGAATCAATCGCAAATCATCGGCGCAGGCTATGGTGTAACGGACGTCGACGACGGGTTCTATAAACAATGGCAGGCTGCCGTCGGCAAAGATTTTGCACCACTCACGTCCGGCGCTGTGTTTTCTCTCAGCAATGCCGCGCAGGTTGCTGACGTGAAAACTGGGCTGGAACCGATTGACCCCGAGGACACGAAGTCCCGGGTTCGAAAGGCGAAGTAAAAAATGGCAATTGTACAGTTCGACCCAGCCGCATTCAAGGCGCGATTTCCGGAGTTTGCAAACGCTTCGGATGTAACGCTGTCTCTGATATTCAGCGAGGCCGGATTGTACATTGCTAACACAGACGCAAGCCCGGTGCAAGACATTGCTCGGCGCACTCTTTTGCTGTATCTTTGTACCGCTCACATTGCATACCTACGCGGTCAAGCGGGTTCTGTGAGCAACGAGAGTGCACCGGCGGGGACAGTTACGAATGCAACGGAGGGCAGCGTGTCCGTTGGTATTCAGTCGCTCTATCCGCAGGGCAGTGCCGCGTGGTTCAATTCTACGCAGTACGGCGCGCAATTCTGGCAAGCGACGCTCTCGCTGCGCTCGTTCCGTTACGTGGCACATCCTACGACATGGTAACGGTCAAAGTGGGATTTTTCGCAGATGCTACCTACGCCGACGGAACCCCGGTCGCGGCGGTTGCGTATCGTAACGAATTCGGCGACCCAGCGAACCATCAGCCGCCGCGTCCGTTTTTTAGAAACATGGTTGCGGACGTTTCCCCGAACGTTGGCGCGCAGGTAGCGGGGGCGCTGCGTGCGACTAACTACGATGCGGACAAAGCGGGAAAAATGCTCGGTGAATATCTGCGCGGAGAACTAGCGCGCAGCATAAACACGTTGCAATCTCCCGCGCTGTCTCCCGTCACCGTTGCAAAAAAGGGGTTCGCAAAACCGCTCATCGACACCGCCCGCATGTTGGATTCTATAGCGTATGAGACTACGGAATCTAGCTAACGCCCGCACACAACTAGTGAATGCAAACCGCGTGATTACGTGGATTGCAAACACGGGTTATACGGTAGACGCAACGTATCGTCAAGTGCCTACGTGGGCGGAACCTGTGTCAGTAGTCGCCCAGGTGCAGACGCTGACGAGTGACGAGCTAGAGCATCTCGACGGGTTAAACATTAGCGGACGGTTGCTCTCTGTGTATTTGTATCAGTCCGTCGATAGCGTGTTGCGCCCGGAAGCCGCCGGCGGCGATATCCTGCAAATAGACGGGAACGACTGGCTCGTTGTGTTAGTAGCTGAGGCGTGGCCGGACTGGCGGCGTGTTGTCGTGAGGGTGCAAGATGCTAACGCCTGACAACGTATTTTCCGCGCTGGGGGATTTTATTACCGGGCTGATTGGGGACGGTTTTATTGTCGTTCAGGCACAGCAAAACCGCGTCCCGATGCCGAGTGCTGGAAATTTCGCGGTCATGACTGACACAGGGCAAAATGAAATTGCAACCCCGATTCTGTCGTATGCCGGGGAATCTGTTACAATCTCGCAATCTATGCGAATTTCCGTTCAGATAGATTTCTACGGTGCGAACGCTGGGGAATATGTTCAGGCGTTTAATAGTGCTATTCGTTCAGAGTTCGCAACGTCGAGATTTCCGAACGGAATCAAACCCCTGCATTGTTCGAATGCTATTCAGTCACCGCTTGTTGCTGGTGAAAAACAATTTATTCAGCGTTGGACAATAACAGCAGAGCTGCAATATAACCCGTCGCATTTTTACGCGCAAGAAAGCGCGTTGGCACTTGCGGCGAATTTGAAACTTCCTGTTGATTTGGAGTAAAAACATGGCAATTCCTGCAAGTGCGATTGTAACAGTCAATCCAGCAGTGGTGAGCGGGACGGGAAACCCGCTTGCCCTGAACGGTGTTATTCTGACACAGAACCAATTGATGCCCTCGACTGGCGTCAAAAGTTTTGGCAGTGCGGCGGACGTCGGAGCATTTTTCGGGCTAACTTCGACAGAGTACGCGCTTTCTGCCGTGTATTTCAACGGATACGATAATAGCACGCTCAAACCCTCCGTTCTGTATTTCGCCCCTTACGCGCCGAATGCCCGCAAGGCGCGGTTGATTGGTGCAAATTTGTCCGGCGTGACACTGGAACAGATTAAGGCATTCCCCGCCGAGATTCTCACCGTCACCATTGACGGCGCGGAGGTGCAGTCGGCGGCTGTGAATTTGTCAAACGCGACGAGTTACACGGACGCGGCAACAATCATTCAGACCGCATTCGCTGACGGTAACGTGGAATGTGACTGGGACGCTGTCAATTCTCGTTTTGATTTGCTCAGCAGCACATCCGGCGCAACCAGCGCAATCAGCTACGTGTCCAGTCCGACGACGCTTGCCGCGTCCCTCGGTTTCACGCAGGCCGTCGGCGCTCAATTGTCGCAGGGTGTGGCGGCAGATACTCCGGTATCTGCGATGACTAACGTAGTCGCCAGCACGCAGAATTGGGTGTCATTTATGACGGTATGGCAGCCGTCAATTGCTGACATGACCGAGTTTGCCGATTGGCTGCAAACACAGAATCAACGCTATCTATACGCAGAGTGGGACAATGACCCAAACGCAATTATTCAGGGAGCAACTAGCAGTTTCGGCGCAATTGTACAGGCAGGTCGGTATGACGGTGTTGTTTGCGTGTATAACACTCCGGGACTGGCAGCGCTTGTGCTGGGAACTGTCGCTAGCATTGATTTTACCAGACGAAACGGGCGAATCACGACGGCGTTTAAATCGCAAAGCGGCTTCGTCCCAACCGTTACATCTGGAACCGTAGCGACGAATCTGTTGGCAAATGGTTATTCATTTTATGGCAAATATGCGACTGCAAACGATTCATTCAATTTCCTATACAACGGCCAGATGGCCGGGAAATGGAAATTCATTGACCCGTATGTGAATCAGATTTATCTAACCAGCGAATTTCAGTTGAAGTTGATGGCGCTACTGACCACAGCAACGAGCATCCCATATACTGAAAGTGGCTATTCTCTCATCCGCGCTGCAATGAGCGGCCCGATTGCTGACGCGTTAAATAGTGGGATTATCAGAACTGGCGTCATTCTCGACGCGTCACAGCGCGCGGATGTTAATTCCGCCGCCGGAAAAGACGTCGCTGATTTGATTGAACGTCAGGGGTATTACATGCAAACCCTCGACCCCGGCGCAACTGTACGGCAACAGCGCGGGACGCCGGTCATCAATTTCTGGTACACGGACGGCGGCAGCGTGCAAAAAATCACCCTTTCTGCTATTGACATTCTGTAAAGGTTACGAAAATGACAGATACTACTATCACAAGCGCGAACAGTGTCGTCACGATGACGCAAGCAAGCCTGTTCCCTGCGCCCGTGCAATTCTACGGGTACAGTGCGGATAAAGCATTTTCCCAGGACGCGGTTGATTTTGCAGAAACGCAAATGGGAGTGGACGGGCGCATGACTGCAGGTTACACGCCGAACGTCACCCCCTTTACTATCACACTACAGGCTGACAGTCCCACGCGGCAATATATGACAATCCTGATTTCCGCAATGCGACAAGCGCGTGAAATTTTTTACGTCAATATGACCGTGACAATTCCCAGCACAGGGGAGGTTGTGTTTCTGACGCGGGGCGTTCTCAAAAACGCCAAATCAATCCCTGACGCGAACAAAGTGCTGCAACCTATTGACTATCAATTCGAGTTCGAAAGCGTTGACGGCTCTTTGACTTGATTGTATAATTAGTTTGCTCCCCTAGACGCCCCCGCCGGTCACCATCAGCCGGATTCCGGGGGCGTCACTTCATGAGGATTTAGGCATGGCGCGTAGAACATTGAAATTCACGGCAACAGAAGGTCGTGACGCTGGCAAACAATTTGTCATCACTGAAATGAGCGCGGCTCAGGCTGAGGCGTGGGCGATGCGCGCATTCATTGCGCTGATGCGCGAGGGGGTGAATATCCCTGGTAATATTCAGCGCGCGACAATGGCCGACATTGCGAGAATCGGGCTGGAGTGTGTCGGCAGTTTGTCGTGGGCAAACGCAGAACCGCTATTGCAGGAAATGTTGGATTGCTGTCAATATCAACCCGACCCGAAAAAACCGCAATTGTTGCGTGAAATTCTGGATGAAGACATCGAAGAGATTAAAACGCGCTTACAGCTTCGCGCTGCTGTGTGGGAGCTGCACACGGATTTTTTGCGTTCCGGCAGCAAATAAGACGTCCGCATTTCAAAACACCCCTTGCTGACCGGAAATGGCTACATTATCACAGCGTGCCCGATTTAATCGGTACGGCGGTTTCGTCGAAACTTGCAACATTGAACGAGTTGCAAACCGTGTACGGTGTGTTGGATTTGTATGATTTGATTGATATACTGACCGTCGATAATTACAACCGGATTTTGGCAAACGATAAATAATGGCCACGATAATTGACTCGCTTATTGTCACACTCTCGCTCGATAAGGGCAAATTTGACAAACACAGCGCGGACGCAAAAAAAGAGGTCGCCGGACTAAAAAAGGAGGGCGAGGATTCAGGCCGTAAAATATCAGAGGCAAACAAAAAAACAAGTGAATCGTTCGTCACGCTGACGAAAGCGGCGGGGGGATTTTTTGCGGCGCTTGTTAGTTCCAAGGTTGTAAATTTTGTCACAGATTTAGCACACGCAAACGCCGCAACGTCTCGTCTCGCTCAAAATTTGAACGTTGGTGTTAAATCCATGACCGCGTGGGGTAATGCGGCGGAGCAGATGGGCGGTGATTCTAACGCGATAAAAAGCGCTTTTTCTGCTATATCAAAATCGCAATATGACATCATGACGACGGGGAGTAGCGCGCTCATCCCGTATTTTAACAGATTGGGCGTTTCTCTCGTTGATTCGACTGGCTCCGCGCGCAGTGTGACCGATGTAATGCTGCAACTGGCTCATGCAACAGAGGGCATGAACCGCCAGATGGCTTACCACACCCTAAAGGACATGGGGTTTGATGACGGCACGGTCAATCTACTACTAAAAGGGCGCGCTGCCGTTGAAAGCGTGCTGGCAGAACAGGAAAAATATAACGCGCTCAGCGAAGAGCAAGCAAAAGCCGCAGAGAAACTGGACGCGGCGGTTATTAAATTAAAACAGACATGGGCTGCATTTGCCGGGTCTCTTGCCAGCACAGTAATGCCGTACCTGGAAACTGCCGCCGATTGGTTGCGAAAAGTCGGGGAAGTGTGTCAGGGAGCGCAGGGATTTATTGAAAAACTGTTCGCCGTCATGGCTGCCGGTGTTGCAATTGTAAAGGGGAGCGGTTTAATTCGGTTGCTGTTTGCAATTGTTACACGTATAAACCCAGTAATTGCCGCCGTCACAACCCTGTCGACTGCAATCGCTGCGCTGTGGGACGATTTTTCCGTCTGGAAAGAAGGCGGCGACAGTTTCATCGATTGGGGCGCGTGGAAAGAGGAAATCGATGCGGTTATTGCGATGGTGTCGGCGTTGCGAGACATTGTGCTAGATGTCGTCGATAGATTTAAGAATTTGTTCAGTAATGGCAACGAACTTGTAAAAAAGACGGCGGAAACTGCAGCGAAAGTCGCGACCGGCGAAAAATCTGTAAAAGAAGCTGCTGTTGAAATGGCGGGAAACGTTGCGACGGCCTTCAAAAACGGCGTCCGCATACTAACTGGCAAGAGCACGACAATGGGGCAGGGCGAGCTTGTCGCAGATAGTAACGAGATTCTGTCGCGCAAGAAAGCCCAAGCCGCCCAATCCACCCCTGTGTCAGCAACCCAAGCAACCCCGGCAAAACCAACAAGCGGAACCGCAGCCTCGCGTCAGCAGGAATTCATGAACGAACTTATCGCCAGAGGCTGGACGAAAGAGCAGGCGGCGGGACTTGCGGGAAACGCTCGTGCTGAAAGTGACTGGGATACAAAAGCACGGAACGCTGAAAATGGCGGCGAGGGCGCGCATGGGCTGATGCAATGGCGCGGGGATAGACTAGCGCATTTTAGAAAAGTCATTGGGAAAAATCCCTGGGACGCGAGCGTTGCCGAGCAAGCGCAGTTTGTCGATTGGGAATTGCGTAACACTGAGCGCGGCGCGGGTAAGCGCCTCGCTGCAACGACAAACGCAGCAGAAGCGGGTGCAGTCATCAGTAAATATTACGAGCGGCACGCCGAGGGTGACAAAGAGCACGCAAAACGCGCGGGCTTCGCACAAGCGGCGGCGGCACAATATCAAGCGGGCGCGACTAACACAACGACGACGAACAACACAAGCACAGCCTCTACGCAAATTGGGAGCGTTACAGTCGTCACGCAAGCGACCGACCCAAAGGGCGTGGCAGATGAAATTAGCCACAGGTTCAACGTTGCAAATCAGGGAAATATGGGACTGACCTAATGCCATTCATTGAATACCCAAACGTGCCGAATGTTCCGGGCGTTCCGGCTGTAAATAGATTGCCCGCAGACGCAGGTGACGGGCTGTATTCCATGCCGTCGCTCTCTCCCGTCGATGCCGCCGGTAGTGTGATAGCTGAGGCGTGGGGTATATACAACACGGATACGGGGGCGGAAATTGGGGGCAGTTCTGACGTTATCCCGAATATAAGTGAAATTATTTTATCAACGGCCAGCGTTGAATATAGAAAAGAATGCCAAGTCGCGGATTTCCCCGTCGAGGGTGGCTATTTTGCGAGTTACAACAAAGTCGAGCTTCCCGCAAATCCACAGGTCACGCTTATTTATGATGCAACAATCAACGACCGCTCGGCGTTTCTAAACGCAGTCGACGAGGCGTGCAAATCCACAGACGGCTACGACGTTGTGACCCCGGAGCAGTCATATATAAACTACAGCATCGAGCGATACAGTTACAGCCGGACGCAATCAAAAGGTGCGCACCTTTTAATTGTCGAGCTATCGTTGAAGGAGATTCGTACGGTTGACGCGCAATATACGACTGCGAACACAAACACACCTGCGCCGCAATCTGTGAATGCTGCCCCACAGGTGGATTCTGGTAAAGTGCAAGCGCAGCCGCCGCAAAGTTTTTTGAAACAGGGCGCGGGGGTATTTAAGTGATTACGATTCCGCTAAAATCAACACCGCGCCAATTAGTGCGGTTTGTCGCTGATGGTAAAAATTGGCAATTGTTGCTATATACGAAAACCAACGGCCTTTTTGCAGATTTGAACGTCGATGGTGTGACGATAAGCGCGGGGGTTTTGTGTGAAAACAAAACTAATATTATCGGTCGGCTCTACGCAGGCGTGACCGGAATGCTGGGATTCGTCGATACTGTGTCAGATACCCCGCCGGATTACAGCGGTTTTGAAAACGGGCGTTATTTGCTGATATACATGACCGATGCCGAGCTATAGCAAAAAACAACTTAAATTTGTTATCACCCTCGGAACCGGAAAATTCGGCTCATCTGAGGCTGATACTGTGACCCTTGAGGGTTACAGGGCGAGCGCTTATATTGACATTGTAGGCGGCCAGCAATTAAGCACCATGCGTTGCAAAATCTACGGCATGAGCGCCTCGGATATGAACGCCGCAACTGTTCTAAAGTGGAAAAATGAATCCATTATTGCGAACACAATCACGGTTTTCGCAGACGGCGCGCAGGTTTTTTCTGGGAATATCGTAAATTCATGGGGCGATTATTCGCAGATGCCCGATGTTCATTTGAGCATTGAGGCGATAACCGCGTACGTTTCAAATCTGAAACCCGTGGCTGCCCGCTCGTTCCCCGGCACTGTCGCTGTGTCGGATATTGCGGCGAGTATCTGCAAAGACATCGGGCGGCAGTTAGAAAACAACGGCGTCACGCAAACAGTTACGGACGCCTGTCTGTCTAGCACAGGCATTGAGCAATTGCGAGAATTGCAGAGAATGAGCGGCATCGGTTTATATATTGAGCAATCGACTGTTGCTATCACACCCAGCCAGTTTGACGGACGACAAACGGACGTTGTGCCGGAGGTTAGCCGCGAAACCGGGATGATTGGTTACCCGGCATTTGATGCTTGGGGTGTAAATCTAAATTGTCTTTTTAATCCGTCTATAGAATGTGGCAAGCAAATTGTTGTAAAATCCACGGTTGTTCAACCAGCAAACGGGACGTGGACTGTCGTGAGTATATCCCACCAATTAGAGAGCGAGAAACCAGGCGGCGCGTGGTTTAGTCGCGTGACGTGTTTAACGCAAACGCTGGCGGTCGAGAGGTTCGGAAATAATGGCGGATGAATCAATCCCCGCAGGCTCATTCTCCCCGCAAAACGCGCAGGGTGAGTTTGCACAGCTTGACTATTTAACGCGCCAGAGTATGTCGCGGCTAAATACTGCAACACTTGTAAAGGTGATTAAATGCACAAACAACGGCGCGCTTGCGCCGGTTGGCTATGTTGACGTGCAACCACTTGTTAATCAGGTCGATAACCAAGGCAACCCCACGCCGTTAGCGCCGATTTACAATATTCCATACGTCAGGTTGCAGGGCGGCGCGAACGCTGTAATTATTGACCCGGTTGTTGGAGATATTGGGATAGCTGTGTTCGCCAGCCGCGACATTAGCCGCGTTAAAACTACACGCGCGCAGGATAACCCCGGCAGCAAAAGGCAGTACAGTTTGAGTGACGCGCTATATATCGGCGGCTGTCTGAACGCCGCGCCGGTGCAATATATACAGTTTTCCGCCGCAGGAATTACAATCCACAGTCCGACACAGGTGCACATTGAAGCGCCGACCGTGTTGGCCGATTGCAGCACGCTGACGGCCAACACGTCGACAACGACGATTAACGCGAGCAGCGCGACGATTAACGCGCCAAACACAAAAATCGATTGCAGCACCTGTAAAGTGACCGGAAATTTACTACTGGGCGGAACCCTCGTGCAAACAGGCGAGGGTGGTGGCGGCGGCGCGTGCACGCTTATCGGTCCGCTAACTGTTCAAAATGAAGTCACTGCTAACGGCATCCGTCTCTCATCACATGTCCACGGCGGCGTTCAGCCTGGCGGTTCAACTACGAGCATTCCGCAATGAGCAACACTCTACTACTCGACCGCACCGCCTGGGATTTAGTGTTGGACAACGGCGGCAATATCGCAATGGCGTCAGATACGTACTCCATCGCGCAAGATGTTGCAAGCGCGTGCCGTTTGTTTCTGGGTGAGTTGTGGTATAATACGAATGAAGGAATTCCGTATTTTCAAAAAGTCCTAGGAAAAATGCCACCTGTTAGTTTGCTAACCGCTCAACTTGAGAAAGCCGCGCTCACCGTCCCACATGTGACAGCGGCGCAATGCGTCATCACTAGCGTTTCAAATCGCACGGTTAGCGGGACGGTAGCATTCAAAACTGACACAGGCGCAACGGGGAGCGCGACGCTATGAGCGCAGTTCCAGAGCTAACATTCACAGACGCGGGGCTCGTCATTCCGCAGGAAACCGATATTGTCGCCGGGGTTTTGACTGATTTAAACGCAGCGTTTGGCGGCGGTTTGAATACGACAACGTTGTCAACCCCACAGGGACAGATTGCAACGAGCGAGGCGGCGATTATTGGGGATAAAAACGCGCAAATTGCCTACGTAGTAAATCAGTTTGACCCGCAATATGCAAGCGGGCGCTGGCAAGACGCGCTCGCCCGTATTTATTTTCTCACTCGCAAACCCGCTACGCCGACGGTTGTTATTTGTCAATGCACTGGCGTGCCGAATAGCGTGATTCCAGCGGGCTGCATTGTACAAGACGCGGCGGGCAATTTATACACAAACCCAACGGCTGCCACAATCGGCGCGGGCAGCACTGTGTCGGTTACGTTTGAATGCACAGCCACCGGCGCGGTCGCGTGTCCTGCTGGAACTGTAACCAAAATCTATCAGGCCGTTTCTGGCTGGGATAGCGTCACAAACGCGGCGGCAGGGGTGGTTGGAACTGTCGTCGAAAGTCGCAGCGATTTTGAATTGCGACGGCAAAACAGCGTTGCAATCAATGCGAAAAGCACGCCTGAATCTATTTATGCAAATGTGTTTGCTGTCGATGGTGTGCAGGATTGCTACGTCACAGATAACCCGTCGAACGCAACGGTCACAGTGGGCGCGACGAGTTACAGCCTCCTGCCGCATAGTCTCTACGTTGCGGCGGTCGGCGGGGCGGATGCGGATATTGCGGCGGCAATCTGGGCGAAAAAAGACGTGGGCTGCGACTACAACGGCAACACGTCGGTCACTATCACAGACCCGTCAGGCTACAGCTACCCGCAACCGCAATACGTTGTTAAATTCGAGCGCCCGGACGCGCTGGCGGTGCATTTTGTCGTAACTATCGTCAATGACCCGCTCCTGCCGACCGATATCACGCAACTGATACAGACCGCCGTGTTCAACAGGTTTTACGGGAACGACGGAACGACGCGGGAACGTATCGGCGCAACGATATTTTCATCACGTTACTACCAGCCTCTAGCCGGTACGTGGTCAGGGCTGGCTATCCTGAGCGTGCAGGTCGGCGTGGTGGGTAGCGGTAGTGTGTCGGGTGCACTTGCTGTGGGTGTCGACCAGTATCCTACGCTCGACGTAGCGAATATTGACGTCGTGTTGCAATCATGAACAACGTCGGGCAGACGATTATCAGTCAATACGGGGGCACTCGCACGCTCTCGCAGATTATCACTGACCTGAATGATTACATCGACCCGGCTGTAAATATCGACGACTTTTACAATTTTTGTTTCAACGTCAGCACGGCGCAGGGGTTCGGCCTCGACATATGGGGGCGGATTGTGCAGGTCGACCGGCAATTCTCTGTGCCTGCTGACACACCGAATCCCGGGGGATATCCGTTCACGCCGGGTGTTGTCATTCTCACGGACGCGCAGTATCGGCAGGCAATTCTGGTAAAAGCGCTGGCAAATATTACAGGCGGAAATGCCCCAAGTTTGAACGCGCTTTTGACCGCGCTTTTTGAAACGCGCGGACGCACGTATTGTCTAGATGTCGGCGGAATGGTGATGCGTTTCGTGTTTGAGTTTTATTTGCAACCGTGGGAATATCAGTTATTGTCAAACAGTGCCGCCGCGCCGCGTAATGCCGGGGTTTTAATTGATGTCCGGCAAATTGATTTAGCGACTACGTTTGGATTTTACGAGGCGTTGCAATTTCAACCATTCGACCAGGCGCCTTTCTACAATGCCAGTTAATACCCCGACCCTACTAACCGAGCCTTTTGCAAACACAGGCGGGCGCAATGTCGTGCCTGTGTCGGCAACAGGTTCAAACAAAGCGGCCTACACGACCGGGTTTCCTCCTGTCACAATGCAACCTGTGGCTGCAGGTGGTTTGCCACCCGAGGGCAAAGATTTTAACGGCGTGCTCTACGATATAACCACGCACACCATATGGGTGGAAGCGGGCGGGCAGTATAAATTTGACCCGGCGCTTGTGGCGGCAATCGGCGGCTATCCGCAGGGCATGGTGTTGCAGAGTGATGACGGGCTTTCTGCATACGTCTCGCTTGTTGACAACAATTCGGTCAATTTCAACACAACCCCGGCGAGTATCGGGGTGCAGTGGGGCGCGTGGGCGGGCGTGGCAGTTACGCCTGCACTGAACGTCCCGACGGTTTTATATTTCGGCAATATCTGGGGTAATTAAATATGGCTGCAATTAGTCAAAATGCGCTCATTTCGTCAGTAAATACGTACACGACGTGTTACACAGCGACGGTTGATTGTACAGTGAATATAAATGTTTCCAATCTCTCAACCGGCGCAATGGCGGTGAATATTTACATTACGACAAACCCGAGTGCGCCAGCGGTTGCTGACACACTCATGGCGAACGTGGCAATTCGGGCGAATACGGGCTGCGTGTTGCGAATGGGCGAACCGTTAAAAGCGGGCGAAAGCGTTGTGATTCAAAACCTATATGCGGGCAAATTGGCCGCGCGTGTGTCTGGATTCGGAGTGTAAAAGATGAGTTATCAAAATGATTCTGACAGAAAAGTGACAATTGACGGAACTGTTTTAACTGCTGCGAGTGATTATGGCGAGCTGCTGAACATTCCGGAGATTACCCCGCAAACAATCAGCAGAATGATAAACGGGCTGGATTTTATTAATATCTGGAACAGTGACGCTAAAACAAATGGTGTTTTTGGTATCGGAAAACTTGTCGAGATTTTGCGCGACAATTCAAACAACATCACGACACGAGTTACAAACCAATATACCGGCGAGGTGCTGAGCACCACAGTTACGAGCACAACATCGGGCGTTTTCACTTGGGAGCTGCCCGACGATATCAGCGCAGCAGGTTTCCGCGTGCAAATTATGGGCGGCGGTGCGGGCGGCTCGACTGCATCGCCTTAGATCGTGACTGGGAAAC